ACCCGCGACCCTCAGCTTGGGAAGCCGAATTTTACATAACATAACTATCTAAAAAACAATAAATTACAAACGGTAAATAAATCATTTGCATACTAATTGCATAGTGCTTTCTTTACTTATGCAATATCTTTAATTTATGAACTTCTCTCATATCATATACCTTGCACTCCTTTTTAGGCGTAACCTCTTGGCTTCCTCTTAATATCCTTACTTCGTTTTCAAGATCGTCTACTCTCTTGGAAACTATGTTGTACGCATCTAAGAGGTGCGATATGTATCTTACTAAATTCGCGTCGTTCATAAATATTTTTTGATGTTAAAACGATAAGTAAGAAATAAACAAATAATATTTTAATTTTGTTCCGAGATAAATAATGTTTATCAACATAATTTTCAAGCATAATTTATCGAATCACCCTCCCGGTATTGAAATCAATTATTACGCACTCTTGGTTGAAGTCCTTCTTCCGCTTAGTCCAAGCTGCTCTCGCATGATTTCATTCTGTCCGGTCAACTTGTCCATTGCAGACTTCATCCTTTCTATTTCAGCCTTTAAATCGGCTATTTGATTGTCCTTGTCCTTAATCATATCTTCAAACATTCTTTGATTCTGTGAAGCGGTAAGGCTATTGGCCGGAGCTTTGCCAGTGTCAAGAAACATATTCCCCTTTCCGGTAAGGATGTAGTTGGCGTTGACTTGGGGGTAGGCTTCGCAAAAAGGCATTAATATCTTCACTGACACTTCTTCTGTATGTCCTTGTCTTAATTTAGATATCATATTTTTTGTTATTCCCTCTATACTGGTATATACCTTATAGTCACTTAACCCAAGACTATCCATTACTTCATGAAACCTATCTTTTGCAGTTTTCATAAAAAAAATCTCCTATTATTTTAGGTGGTATCAAAAAAGATACTACCTTTGCACCCGTTGCAAGTCAAGAGGCAACAGATGCAGATTAAATTAAACAATCGCCCTAACGTGGGCCTCTCTATATGGAAATCCGTTGCCTCTTGACTTTAGCAACGGATTTTTTTATTTATAAAGTACAATCGGTTATAGTTTCCGCTTTACGAGTACTGCGGAGGGCTAACGGTAGAAATTGAACGTCGACCTATAACAGATTTAAAACAACCTTCCGAAGCATCATGGTGAAAGCCCATGAGGGGATGCACGAAAGAAGGCAGTCGATTGAAATAAGCGGACTGGTGCACAGGTGCAGGTTACGAGATAACCAACTCTGTAAAAGCTGAAAGCCGAGATTGGAAGCACCCAATTCAGAGCCGAGACGAAAAAGCCGAGATGACGGGCTCATTCTCTTGAATCATTCCCAAAACCGCAAGAGAGAAAACACTCTCTACGGGTAAGGGGATGATTTGCTCAAGTCCCCTACCTCAAATCAAAGCAAGTTGTTCTTTATTAAGTATATAACTTATTATAAACAATATATTCATTATAACTATAACTTAATATTAATATAATTACAATGGAAAAAGAAAGTCTTAAATTTGAAGCATATACAGACGGAAGCTGTGACAACCTTTCTCCTTATGGCGAAGGTGGTTCTGCCTATATAATACTTAAGGACGGAATAATAATAAAGGAGTCCAAGAAAGGATTTGTTGGTACTACAAATAACCGTATGGAAATGCTTGCAATAATAAGCGCCGTAAAGTCTGTTCCAAAAGGATCTACATTAACCGTATATACAGATTCTCAATATTGCATAACAAGCTTTACGAACTGCAAGAAGCCAAAAAAGAACTTAGACTTGATAAACCTTTATCATCATTGTGCAGCATCACTCCATGAAATATGTTTTGTTTGGGTTAAAGGGCACAATGGTAATGAATATAATGAGCACGTTGATTCTTTAGCCTATTCTGCGTACGAGGAGATTGTAAACAAATACAATCTCCCTAAAACAAGAGTAGGGAAAGGAAGATAAATATTTAAAGGGGTAGCAGACCATTGCTACCCCTTTGGGTTTTAACCTCTTCGAACCCTAATTACAGTCCGCCGGATTTTAATCCGGGTTGTGGTTTTGACCCTTACAGTAATTCTTGCCATAAGCGTTAATTATAATGTTAAACATTGGATAATCTCAGCCTTATCCGTCAGGCGATTTCCTTTCTCATGTTATGGCAACAGATTATAGAAATCGGGCAAGTATTACTGTTTATATCAATTAATAAATTATATAGCAATGAACTACAAATGTACTAATGATCCAAAGATTTCTGCTCTTATGAAAAAGGCAAAAAGAGCGGCACAGCGCAATATAACTAAATGGATGTTTGATATGTCTGAAAACGCTGATATTAAATCTCCTTTCTACATAAACAAAAAAAGAAGAAATCAAATATCAAGAGTGAGACACGCTTATGCTGTTGTGCGTGTTCAATTTAAAGATAATGACTTCATTTATTTTGTATTCGAGGCTGAATAATTTAATAAATAATATATTCTATTTTCCCAGCATTAATTAACCGATTGTACAACATTTCAAAGATCGAATTATGAAAAAATTAAAAGAAACCATTAATGTTAAAGAACTAATTAATGAAGTCTACGAATCATTATTAAAAACGCATTCAACAGAACCGAATAGTCCAATGAATGGTAAAGAAGCGCTTAAATATGAAATACAAAAATCCATATGTGATGTATTGTATGATAAATACAATTTAAAGGGTATTCTTTTAAGAAAAGAAGCAGAAAAAGTTAAATCATTACATCCTGATTGCTTTGAAACCAGCTCTTTTATAGTTCCAAATAATTTCCCGTATAACATGGAAGAAATCATAAGTTCTTTAAAATGTATTGCAGGAGCTTTCATAAATGGTGATATTAATTGTGTAAATTCAGATTTTAGTAAAAAAATGGCTAACGAATTAAATATCTCTGCCATCATTCTTCGATCTGCTTCAATTCTTTCATACTTGTTTATGGAAGAATATGATGAGAAATGATTTCGGATATTGTTTTTATTCCGATTATCATTTCAGATACATCTTTCATATTGGCGACTACGTTGTTTATTTTTTCAATTACGGTTGGAGATAGCTCTTTCTGTACTTTCTCTAACTGTAATTGCAAGTTGTTAAGACCTGCCATATAAGCATCCCTCTCCATACAATATCCGCCATATTCTTTTTTCTTGTGTATGCCATATAAGAGTTTATATTTATCTCCATACCCGCATTGTTCTATTAGGCCATCCTTTTTAAATTCTTCTATAATATTTTTATATTGCCCTTTACTTATATTTAGCAAACAAGACACATCTTTATAATCCAAATGAACTATCTCCTCTTCATCTTTTCTATCAAGCATCAAATCAAGCACAACATCTTTATCCTCCGATGTAATGAACTTAGGATATTCTTTTTCCTTTTTGGGCATTGATCTAAATCCGTTCATAACAATATACTAATCAAGTATTTACACAAAACATGTTTTATAACATAAAAAATGGTATTAAAAAAGATACCATTCCTTTTGTAGTATCTAAAAAGATACCTATCTTTGCATTGTTGTTAATCAACAAAGCGGTTAACAACGTTACAAATCAATGTAGATACAAAGATAATAAAATAAATAAAGAAAACAAATATGAAGTACGATTTATCAGACATAATGAAAAGAGCTCATAACCTTTATAAGACAGGTAAATACACTTGGTCTGAAAGTTTGAGAAAGTCTTGGAAAATGGCAAAGTTTACTCTTCGTACAAGAGAGGAAATTGTCAACATGGTAGATTATAAATCTATCGACAATAAGGCTTTTGCTGATAAATTGAGAAAAGAGCACGAAGGATGGAAACCAGCCGAAAGAAGTAAGTATGATGACTTCTCCGCTCCTGTATCGGCTTATTATACAAACAATAATAGAGGACGATTCGGTTCTTGCTTTGTAGGTGATTAATACAATAATATATAAACATGAATGACATTAAAACAGTAGCTGTAAAAAAAATATCTCCGGCAGATACATTGAAAAGCATAAAGGTTGGTGATACGGTGATTATAAAGGATAAGCATGTAAAGTCCAATGTGGCCCGATCCACTATATCAAGGTTGTCAAAAAAGGGGTACTCTTTTTATTCGAAGAGCTGTCCTGAAGGTTTAATAGTAAAAAGACTTCAGTAATATATTATCATTATGAATAACAACAAAGTATTCAAACAGATAGCTGTATTCGCTTTAGGCTTTACAGGATTCTTTTTCCTTCTCGGAATAGTTGGAAAATCTGATTATAATGAAGAGGTCATATACAATATGACGGAAACGGCTTACAATGTTATTGTAGATTCCCTCGGTGAAGGTTGCAGCGATACGCAGATCGTGAAGACTTATTTAAGCAACAAAGATTACTACGATAGTTTAAACTGGTAAGGTATGGGACGCTCAAAAAACACCGGAAAGGTAGAGCCGGTAAACAAACTATGGCTCTCTGCCAAAGAAGCAATGGCATACTTAGGATGTGGAGAAAAACTGTTGGAAAAACTAAGGAATAATGCCGAAATATCATTTTCAAAATACGACAGGCGTACTATATGGTACGAACTGAGAAGTCTTGAAAGATTCATAGAAAAAAACCGCGTTGTGTGAATAACGCTCCTTCCTCTTAGCTCAACGGTTAGAGCATCGCTAAGGTTATTTGTTCGTAAGGGTTTAGCGTTTCCGGTCTATTCCGGTTAGCGATTGTTGCACGTTCGATTCGTGCAGAGGAAGCAAGATACACCGTTCTTTGACGTATTGAATGTGAGACAAAGTTTGAATATCTGATATTCGGATTTGTTTCAATATAACTAAGGATTACGTATAGCGGAAACGCCGAAACTACGTATAGGCTTGGTTATCGTGATTGTTTCTTCGCACCGAAATGTCCTACGGTAGAGAAGTATGCGGTTTGGGCGCCCGTATCGCGAGAAACAACAGGTCATAAAGACAACATAAGCGTCCGATACAGTCTTAAATCGGTGTAAAGTATGCGGTGGTAATGAAAGGCGGCCGTACACGCTTATTATATATATTCTCGTGGCTCACCGTAAGGCGAGTGGTAAGGCTTAACATCGGAACGCTCACGAGAACTGAATTATCCTATGGATGAATTATTTGTTTAGGTTGCCGGGCGGTCTGAGAAGATAGTCCGGTTTTTAGTTGGAAATCATCAATAACAATTATATGAAAACATTTGAAGAATTAAAAGAAGAACTATTGAACCGGGCAAAAAACGCAAATGCCTGCCAAAACGGTTACAAAATGGGACTTGATGCTAAAAATAAGGCTGATCTATTAAAAGCCATCACCGCTAACTGGTTTTGGGTATTAATAGATGCAAGGATAGTTGATGCAATATATCTCGAAGAAAATTTTACTGAGGAAGAACTTTCGGAAGCTGGTATCTATACACGAAAATGCCATGAGGTAAGAACTGTGTCTTTTGCCTGCGGCAGTGCAACGGTGAAAG